ATCAACCCCAAAAGGTTGAAGCGTCTGAAGAACCCAGACCAGAGCAGTTTACCGATATGTATGAATATGCGAAAGCATTGACAGATTATCGAGTTGATCAGCGATTAGGTGAAGAAAAGCAAAAGGAAGCACAGGCCAAGGTAGAGGCTCAAAGGCAAGAAGTGATAAACACTTGGGCCAAGCGAGTTGAATCTGCCAAATCCGAGATGCCTGATTTTGAGGACATGGTTGGGTCTGCCGATGTTGTTGTGAGCAACGAAGTGCGTGACGCAATCTTTGAATCAGATGTTGGCCCTCGAATCCTGTATCACCTTGCTGAGAATCCCGATATTGCCGAAAAACTGCAAGGCATGACAGTCACATCCGCATTGAGAACTATTGGGAAATTGGAGGCTCAGTTTGAAAAGGCAGAGCCTCAGACAAAGACTGTTGTTGGGAAAAGTAAAGCGCCAGCACCGATCAACCCGATCAGGTCTGCGGCTAATGGGCGTGATGTGAATCTAACTGCCAACGGGGAGTTTCATGGTTCGTATCAGGCTTGGAAAGCGGCTAGACTTGCAGGGCGAATCCGCTGACATAAACCCATTCTTTTAAGGAAATAAAATGAGCAATAATCTGCTTACTATCTCCATGATCACCAACGAAGCGTTGATGGTCTTGGAAAATGAATTGACTTTCTCATCGGAAGTTGACCGCAACTATGACGATCAATTCGCTGTTTCAGGCGCAAAGATCGGTAACACACTGAACGTCCGCAGACCTGGTCGTTTCATCGGTACAAGTGGCCCTGCATTGAATGTTGAGGACTTTAACGAGACTTCTGTCCCCGTTACATTGTCCACACAATTCCATGTGGATACCCAGTTCACGACTCAAGATTTGGCCCTGAGCCTTGATCAGTTCTCTGATCGTGTGTTGAAGCCCGCTGTCGCTGCCGTAGCCAACAAGATTGACTTTGATGGTCTGACAATGGCTAAGAACAGCACCGCCAACATCGTTGGTACTGCTGGCACTCCTCCCACATCCTTGCTCACCTACTTGACCGCTGGTGCTTACTTGGACTCAGAGGGCGCACCCCGTGATGGTCGTCGTTCATGCATCGTTGAGCCTTTCACAGGCGCAACCATTGTGGACAGCCTCAAAGGTTTGTTTGTTCCTTCCGATGTGATCGGCAAGCAATACCAAAAAGGCATGATGGGCCGTGACTCTGCTGGTATGAACTGGAAGATGGATCAGAACGTTGTAAACCAAACATTTGGTTCATACGCTGATACTCTCTCCACCAACACCACCACTTTCACTGGTTCTTTGACAACTGGTTGGGCGCAAACATCTACCATCACTTTGGTTTCTTCTGCTGGCACAGCGGGTCTGAAACAAGGCGATGTGATTCAGATCGCTGGCGTGTACGCTGTTAACCCCCAGAATCGTTCTGCATACGGCTCTGGCAAACTGCGTAACTTCGTTGTGACTGCTGATGTGACTGTTGCCGCTTCTGCTGGTTCTTCTGTTACTGTTTCCCCTGCGATCATCACAGGCGGTCAGTTCCAGAACGTGACCATCATTGGTTCAACAAGCACTACTGCTGTTGTGACTCCATTCAACAAGTCTGGTACTGTGTCCCCACAGAACTTGGTAATGCACAAAAATGCGTTCACCTTGGCTACTGCTGACTTGGAATTGCCTGATGGCGTTGTGTTCGCTGGTCGTGCTTCCGATAAGGAACTTGGCTTGTCAATGCGTGTCGTTCGTCAGTACACCATCAATAACGACTCTATCCCCACCCGTGTGGATGTGTTGTATGGTTGGGCCCCTCTGTACCCCGAACTCGCTTGCCGAGTTGCGGCTTAATTAACTAGGAAGGAAACAGATCATGTCTAATCCAGGCGCAGCAAGTACGCAAACAGTCAACTACCTAATGAATGGTAGTGCTTCCGATGGTGTCCAAGTGGGCGCTGTCAGCGGCAAAGTAGGTTTTTATGGCATTACCCCCGTTGTTCGTGCTGGTGCTATCACCGCATTGACAGCCGCCCCAACAACTGCTGAAACAGTTGCGGCAGTAAACGCCATCATCACCGCTATCAAGAACATTGGCGTTACGTCTTAATGTGAATTGATAGATAAAGCCACCTTCCTAATCGGGGGGTGGCTTTTTTATTTGGAGAACAAATGCACATCATGATTGCAATGCCCGCCTACACAGGCGTGGTTCACATGGGAACAATGAGATGTCTGTTTACAGATATAACTGCCCTCCTAAAAAGGGGTGACACCTACACCTTTGTGGACGATATTGGCAACGCTTTAATTGCAGATTCACGAAGCATCACAACCACTAAATTCTTTGAAGAATCCGATTGTGATCAACTGATATTTGTTGACAACGATGTGTCATGGGAAGCGGGCGCATTGCTCAAGCTGATTGATGCCCCCGAAGATGTGGTGGCGGGTGTCTATCCAAGGCGAAAAGACCCCATTGAATACGCTGTCCACTACCTAGAAAAAGAAGAATTGTGGGCAAATCCTGAGACAGGATTGCTTGAGGTCAAGGCAGTTCCAACGGGCTTTTTAAAGATTTCACGAAACTGTGTGGCTAAACTGATTGAGGCTTTCCCTGAAAGTCACAGATATGAGGCCGACAGCGAAAAGCGTTTTTATCCTCTTTTTGACCATATTTTTGAGGATGATTACAAGTGGGGCGAGGACTACAGTTTTTGCATCCGCTGGCGCAAAATTGGTGGGAAAGTGTGGATTGACCCTGAATTGCACATGGGACACACTGGACATAAAATGTTCCAAGGACATCTTGGAAATTGGCTCAAAAATCGTTAAACTTAATCACCTTTGCAAAGGATCATCATGTCCAATTATTCACAGATTTCCGCTACCACTTTGGTAAAGAATCAGCCTGGCAAGTTAAAAGGCATTTTTTGCAGTAGCGTGACTAGCACCCCCACAATCACTGTTTATGATGCCCAAACGCCAGGCACAGATGTCAAAATCATTGACACTTACACCCTGACAGCGGCAACAAACATGAACTTCTATGATGGCATCAACTGTGAAAATGGTCTGTATGTTGTCATTAGCGGCACAGCAAGCGTAACTGTCTATTTCGAATAATGTCAAACAATACGGCTGTCACTCAGACAACCAACATTGTCCCTGTTCAGGGCGTTTTTGCGCCCGAGCCTAGCTTTGCCCTTCAATACTTTGTTGGCCCTGCGGGAACGCCCTTTTATGGCCCTGAGAACGCAGTATTTACCAATATTGCAACCATCACAGGCACGATTGCAACCACTCCTGTTGGCGACACAGACATTGCCAACAAGGGTTATGTGGATTCGGTCGCCCAAGGTCTTGATGTCAAGGCTTCATGCGTATATTCCACAACTGCCAACATTACTTTGTCGGGTTTGGCGGTTCAGGCGGGCGGTGATTGGACATCAAGCCTGACAGCGGGTGATCGGATTCTTGTCAAGAATCAAGCAAGTAGCCAATTCAACGGCATTTATGTGGCATCTAGCACCGCTTGGTCACGATCAGCAGACATGAACACATGGGCTGAAGTCCCATCAGCGTTCACTTTCATTGAATCAGGCACAACCCTAGCTGACACAGGATGGGTTTCAACTGCCAATCAAGGCGGCACAATCAATGTAACCCCAATGCCTTGGTCGCAGTTCTCAGGTGCGGGAACTTATCTAGCGGGTGATGGCCTCCAACTAATCGGCAATACGTTCTCTGTCAAAGCCAACGGCACAACCTTAGATATTTCCTCAAGTGGCGTGAAGATTTCTGACACCTATGTAGGTCAGACATCCATCACGACTTTGGGAACAATTGTTACAGGCACTTGGAACGGCAACACAATTGGCGTGGCTTATGGCGGCACAGGACTGACATCCTATGCAATTGGCGACCTGATTTATGCCTCTGGCACAACCACCCTTTCCAAATTACCCGATGTCGCTACAGGCAATGCGCTGATTTCAGGCGGTGTTGGCGTTGCCCCATTGTGGGGAAAGATTGGGCTGACCACTCATGTTTCAGGCACTTTGCCGATTGCTAATGGCGGCACAAACGCTACTACAACCCCAACATCAGGGGCGGTGGCTTATGGAACTGGAACGGCTTATGCGTTCTCTGCTGCGGGAACAGCGGGTCAAGTCCTGATCTCTGGCGGTGCGGGATCGCCCACATGGGCAAATTATGGTGCGGGTGATGTCACAGGCCCATCAAGTGCCACAGACAACGCCATTGCCCGATATGACGGAACTTCAGGCAAGATCATTCAGAACAGCGGCATTACCATTGATGACAATGCCAATATCGCTGGCGCACGATCTTTGCAGTTCTCAGGCTCAATCCCTGCCTCTCAGCCAATTGGCACGATGTGGTTTGATTCGTCAACCGACACCATAAACTTTAAGCAAAACAATATTACTCAGCAAATTGGCGAGGAATTGTTTATTTATGGTCGAGCATCTAATGACATTACGGATGGTCAAGTTATCGTAGTGACGGGCTCTTATGGCACAACAGGGGTTGTGACTTTTGAGCCAGCACCTATTGGGACAACAAATGGCGACTCAATTATTGGTATGGCAACCGAGCCAATTACCAAGAATTCATTTGGTCGCATTACTGTGTTTGGCACTGTTCACGATCTAAACACAGCGTCATTAGGCGATGGAACGCCCATTTACTATGACCCAACTGTTGTGGGCGGGTACAC